ACTGTTCCGGCACATCTGCACCATAATAGATCTGCTGGATCTCATCTGTGCTCTGTGTACCACTAATCCACATGTTAACTGCGTTGCAGTATGTTGTGTGATAGCTCACATGCTGCATAGCTGTGGAAATAATCAGCTGCATGTCAGCGGTATTGTAGTACCGGCACGGCTGACCGTCCGCGTGGTACTCAAGCTCAGTGGTGCCCGCTGCAAGCTGTACCTGCTTACCGAAGAGATTGAGCTGATCATGCTCCGTCAAACTAAAATGCTCCGCGGATCCGTCCGTAAGAGTCACATCGACTCCGGAATAGATGGCAGTCTCACATGCCTGACTGATTTCCCGCTTTTTCGCTGCCTGTAGTTCTTCCAGCGTCGGAACATACGGCTCCGGCGGAAGGATCTCGCCACCAGTATCCGGATCCGGTGTCTGGTACACGCTGCTATCATCTGACAGATAGACCGTCTGGCCCTCATCGCGATATACTGTAGTCCATCCCGTCAGCGTTGCGCATTCGATGCCGCCGTCCGTGTATAGGGTGATATCTCCCCATTTTGTCGGCGGTGTACCCACGAAGACAATCTGCATCACGTGTGGTTCGATCGTCTGGATGCTCCGGATCTCATATGACTTGCTTGATCCCTTGATTTTGATTTTTTCCATGGAATACCTCCTAAAAAAATAATTTTTTGTATATAAAAAGGACCCGCGCGGATCCTGAGTTTTCAAATTTATGTGATTTTTCAATTGACTTTTGTCTATGAGTTGATTTTTCTTCTTTCCCTCAATTGTATAGTGATTTGAATACCACAAATAACAATTTGAGTAATGGCTCCGTTATTGCCAATTTCTCACCGATGGAGAGCAATGAAGCAAATTTTTGCAAAGGATACAATTACGATAATGGACGATTTATCTTTAATTTCAGGGGCGCAGTATCTAAAATATCTGATTATGTCTTTTCAGACGGACACCAAGAAATCATTGCAAAATTGTCCGAACTCGCCCTAAAGTCGGAAACTCTGATTTATCGCGGCGACTTTGCAGGAAATTTGAATGATGCAGCATCCTGGAAAATTCCTGCCGGAATCTATCAAATCAAGGACAAAGATACTATATCAAATGGTCCAGACGGCGCACAATGGTGTCTGTTTATTCAGTTCCCAGATGACTATCATAGTCAAGTGATGTGTATTGGCGGAGACAATGGAGTTGTTACAAGGCGATACATTGGATCTCCTCAAGTCTGGACATCATGGACTTAAATCATGATTTATAAAAATAAACGAATCGTTGTCCATCGGCCGTAGTTGTTTCTAATGTGACTTTTATAACGTCACCCTTTTTAACGGGAAAAATCGGAGTCCACAAGTAACGATACGTTCCGCTAACAGTATGCCCTTCGTAAACGACAGTATTGTTAACAACAAATCTTACGAACGCTGTTCCGACAATTGCTTGAGTTTTTGCAACAGCTTGTACCATTCCATCTTCTGTAATAGTAATGCTTTGATCAGTGACATCTGCTTTTAAATTAGAAAATAAAATACTTCGATTATATGATGGATACAAATCCGACTTTGTTGCATATACGCTCCAGGAGAGATTAGCCCAGTCCGTAGTGTTCCCGGTTTTATAAACTACAGATGAATTTGTTCCCTTGGTATATAAATATATTGTCATGGATAACGTATCCCATGCGTTATTCCTTACAACAAGCACATTTGAATATATTGGATTTACTCCGGACGGGGCATTTTTAAATGAATTTTCCGTTCCTAATCTATGAAATCTGGCTTTGGCGTTTTTATCGTTGAAGTCAAATGGGGTGTCTGAAGTATGTGAATACTGAAGAATGGTCCCCATCTCACTATACAACTAAGCCGGTCCGCATCCCGTCCAGACTCTATCTGGAAAATCTCAATGCACTTCAAATAAGCGGCCGTCTCCGCCCGCCTTTTTTCATCATTTTCTATTGATTAAGCATACTTCCGATGACTCGCCTTAACCTGTTCCTCCTTTACTGTGCAGTATATCAACGTGGTATCCAGTTTTTCATGGCCAAGGAACTCCTTTACCTGTTCGATCGGCATCCCTCTGGCCAACAGATCCGTGGCAATCGTCCGCCGAAATCTATGCGGGTGCGTCTTTTCGACTCCGGCCCGCTTGCCGAGTTGCCGAAGCATGTACTGGATTCCGGCCACCGTCAGACGACGATCCGGATAATGCTCCGCACCGAATAGTGGCTCAAAATCCTGGGCGTTCCGATCCTTCAGATACCGTTTTAAATAAAACTTCGCGCTATCCGTCAAGTAAGTCTTTCTCTCCTTGCTTCCCTTACCATACACAATTAGTTCCTGTCGTCCCATTTCTATGTCTTTTACATCTAACGCTGCCATTTCTGAAACTCTGACGCCGGTCGAATATAAAAATTCAATCATCGCCCTGTCTCTCACTCCTGGGCAGGCATCACGCAACCGCTCCATTTCTTCAGCCGAAAACGGCTTCTTTATCTCTTTTTCCAATTTTAATGTGCCGACTTTCTTTACCGGATTTCCCCGGACAAGTTCTTCCGTTACCAAAAAGTCCCAGAAACTGGATAAATAGTGCAACCTTGTCTGCACAGTGATTGCTTTCATTCCTTTAACTTCGCGCATATACCCGTAATACATCCGAAGATCCATACTTGTTATGTCCTCAATGCTTTTACCCAAAAAGGTCATCACATTCCGGACTTCCTTCACGTAGTGTTCCAGGGTTTTACGCTTTCGATTCATCGCAATCTTGCTGGCCACGAACATCCGGATCTTCGCTTCATCTCCATCTTCTCCTGTATCCACCAGCTCTGTGTGCTCTTCCTGGATCTCTTTTCCATGGAAATTCAAATAGAGTACGTTGCTGAGATGTTCCAGTTTCTCCGGATCCAGCCGCGACGTCATCGCATTAAGTACGTTTTTGATAATCTGCTCTATCATAAAAGCCTCCTTTCCTTCACATTTCATTGTAAAGGATGGAGGCTTTTATGGGGCATTTACCCAAGACACAGACTCAATTGTATAGTGAGATCGGGAATAGATTTTATGTGCGAGCATCTGAAACAGATTTTAATAATATGACCAGAAGTGGATATTTCTTCGGCAAGCTCGTACAAAATACCCCTGATGGCACAACAGATTCTAACTGGATCATCGAAGTACAAGCCTTTGATAACAATACCGGCTGGACATTTCAAAGAGCAGCCAGATCATCTGATAAAGCAATTTTTACACGTATCCAAGACAATGGAACGTGGAGCGACTGGGAAGTGCTTGCCCGAAAGTCGGATTTGAGTCAGAATATCATTGCAAAAACTTTTAACGTCCAAGCTACAGTCAAAGCAAATGAAGGATATATTTGTGATATCCCATTTACAGTTCCAGATGGGTATGAATTATTAGATGTTGTGGATACTTATATACAGGGTACTCCAGCCGCTTTATGTCAACAAGGCATTGTTGAAGATAAAATTAGAGTATACATACAACCTTTTTATGATGGAACCGGAGGTGTTTATGTGAAAGTTCTATTCAAAAAGAAATCATGATTGTTACTTATTGTCCTGCAATGAATACACAAAAAATATTCCATCCTTTATTGTTTTGCAACATGCAAGTGGTTCCTGATATAGATACTTTAAAATCAGAATCTTCAGTGCCTAATATCAGCTTTGCGGAATCTCTCCCGATGTAATAGATCCCAAAAGTTGTAGAAGTATATGGAATAAAAAGAAATCCATTATCGCCAATATTAAAATTTTGAGTTCCACCATCGCCAGCAACGCATATAGAATGACCAAATAAATCCGACTTTAGAGCGAGTGGATAAATCTTATAAGTTCCGTCCCCGTCCCGATATGCATTAATGACAATGTTGTTATTTGTGATAATATTGAAAAATGCTGCATTATCACTTTGCACGTAAGCTTTTATGCCACACCATGAGCTGGGAGTAGTATACGGAATTAACTCAGAAATATTGGCTCCACGGTAATTACCTGTTTTTGTGATGATATCAAGGCTTTGGTTGGATATGAATATTCCGTTTGTAATGGTCCCCATCTCACTATACAATTGAGTGTACTTATCCATCAAAGCCTTCCCCTGCGCCGCCGATAAAGGTAAGCTGGAATTGTCCGTCACACAGTTATTGACAATCTGTCCGGTATGTAAAACGAACTGCAGTCCGGCCTTCAGATTACGGAAGAACTGGAAGAAATTCATCTTCGACTTCATGGTTTCAAGAAAACTTGGGAAGCTGCTAATCCCTTCCACTGTTCCGGAATCATCGAACTCTGGACTTTCAATATCCATAATATCCTGCACTGTTGCAGTTCCGGCCGGATTCACGGTAAGCGTGATCTGTGACGCATTCTGCACTGTGTGCTGAATATTGTATATGTACGCTGACGGGGAGATGTCACTCTGCACCGGCATTTCATCTGGCGTTGTCGCTTGTGTGACAGAAAATAATGTTTCCGCTCCGCCCTCAATCTTGGCATAGAGTCCGATCGTCTCGATTCGATACGTCTGATCCACTCCATCATTATCGAAGCGGACACTCACCTGTGCCACATTTCCGCCCAGTACTTTACTGTCAAATGGCAGCACACTCTGCACCACATCCTGTAGCCCAGTCAGTGCCGGAACATCGGTTCCCACCGGATATGAATAACTTGATGTTTTTGCGCTTGTGAAAATTAAAGGTTTCTCATTCGCTAACGCTTGCGCAATAAGGTTCTGTCCGTTCTCTGTTACAATGGCCGCTCTATATACTCCCATCGTTTTTTCCTCCTATTCGTTCGATATTGTCTGAATCTTGGTGCCTGATACCGCTCCACCTGTATTTGCCACCTCTTCGATGTCATAAACGGTATGTCTGTAAATTGTCTGTACAAATACCCGTGAAACGGCTCCTGCTGCGTACAGGCGGCACGGAACACGGTTTGTTGTCTGCTGATTGGCAAGGATCTGAATGTGAGCTGGAACAACATCCCACAAAAGATCATAAAGAAGGTCGATCGCCCCGTAACGGTCTGATGTAACTTTTATCTTCAGCTTACAAGCTGCTGAATCAACGGACATCTCATATCCGTCTTCCCCGTACAGCTCCGTGAGCTTGTCTCTCAGAAATTCAATGGAAAAAGGAACGATCGTGTTGTATTTCTGCAGTACCCGTGCTCTCCGGTATTCCATCGTGTCTCCAAAACGATACGTGACCCCTAGGAGCTTTTCATAATACGCAATCGTCTCCTCATCACAGGTTGCGATGTAATTGTTGTCCTTCACCTTCTCGCTTGTTTCATCAAGCTTGTCAAGACTGTATCCATGTGCTTTTAATATCTCTCTGAATTCGATGATTGGCCGGAAGTATTCCGGCAACTGTCCTCTTAAAGTTTCTTCCGCTCTACTCACCCTTGATCACCACCGTCCCCAGTACCGGCACCTGCTGCAATGCAGATGTCTCTGTAAGCTTCAGATCTCCGCTGACGCCGTTGATCTTTACATTGGACACATTGACAACATCCTGGATCGTCAGGATGGAATAGATGATCCTGGACGCGTAGACCGTGACCGCATACGTGATCTGATGGGATTTTATAGCATCTCCCCATGCTTTACAGAGCGTATCCAGATATTCCTGAATCTTCTGCCTGATCTGATTTTTATAGGTTTCAACACCGTTCGGCATCGTCTCTACAAAATCGATGTCACATGTAATATTTAAAGTCAACGCTGTGCCTGTTGTGATCGTCACGGCCGCGCCGATCGGTGCGATCCCATATCCGTCTGCGGATGGTACGCTGCCGCCATCTTCCGGCGGGCAGATGATATTCTGAACTTTCTGGACTGTAGCTGGAAGCGCCGGCCGAAGATCATCCCCGAGGATGCTGCAGAGGACGGTCCCGCCGCCCTTCCATGCCGGATACACCTGCACGGCTCCAACTCCTTCAATTGACAGAATCTCATTTTTATAAGAGGAGATATTTCCGCCGAATGCAGCGACATCAAACGTCTCATAGAACCGGCTTCTCAGCGCTTCATCCGTCTCCTCTTCCGTTCCGGCCATGATGATATCTCCCAGAACTGCGGAGGTAAGATTTTCCACCGGCGTAATTGGGAGCAGATTCCCGGAATAGTTGTTTCCGGATATTCCCGTATCCTTGCACTGCATCGCATAGACGTATTCCGGCCCGCCTCCGGAGATCCGGTCTCCGGTCACGAAAATCTGGGAATCTGCCCCGTTGATCGTCTTGAATTCCGACCCGGATGGAACTGCGGTATTAAAGGTTCCTTTCCGGACTGCTGCCGTTGCCTGTTTTCTGGTAAGTCCTCGCGTCTGAACGATCTTATCCAGGCAGTCACCGACCGCAGTGGCCGGATAGGCGTTATCCTGAATCTGCTTTAAGATCATGTAAACCCCTTCCAGATACCAGGCCACCGGTCCAATCGCTGTCTGGATCATGCTGCCTTCCCTGGTGTCAATGTTGGGATCCACCTGATCCAGCATCTCTTTCTGAATCGCTTCCCTTGTATATCCGCTAAAATCGATCACACACTCACCTCCTCCGTCAATGTTCCATATACCGTTTTCACATCAAAGCTGCAGCTCAGCTCTCCCGGTATTTTTTCCGTAAATACAAAATTTTCCACTGTAAGGATTCGGCTGTCTCCTGAAAATGCATCTTCGATCCGGCGGGGAAGTTCACTTTCGATGTAATCCCGTTCTTCTCCCACCAGGTTCTCCAGTTCACTTCCAAAATCAGACGAATAGATCTGCCACCGGAACCGTTCATTCTGAAGGATGATCTCCACGGCCTGACGCATTGCAGGAAGTCCCTCATCCATGCCGGCGACCTGTTTCGATGACCAGTCGATCAGGAATGTCCTTGTCGGTTTTTCCACATGATGCAGGGTCACATCAAGCCCCACACCTTCCGG